ATCTAATCTGGGTTGACCTACATTTCCTAGTAAATATCGAGTTTGTCTATTAAACTGACCATAATTACTTCTGCCTTGAACATCCTTATTCTCAAACCCAACTCCGGCAACATTCCCTGTTTCCCCCGGTTCTTTTTTTAATACTCTATATTTATCTGTTAAAGGATTATCAAAATGAAGATTAAAAGCATTTCCTCCAACCTGTCGTAAAATATGCCCAGTATTGACTAGTCCACTACCCACACTATCAACAAGATTATTTAGAGCTGTTTTAAATGTTTTATCAGGATTAGTTTTTAAATCTGCACCTATAGAATATTGGTAATTTTTTTCTTGTAATGAAGACTGATGTACTTGCTTGGCATTAAATAAGATACCATGAGTTAAAGGTTGAGTAAACCATTTCCTCATTCTAGCAACGTCTACTACAGCATTAGCAGGTTTGCTTATATCAACTAAACCATTGGTTAATTGTTCAACTGAGTAAGTTAAGCTATTAGTAGTAGTTTTTATATAAGGTTGTTTGCTACTACCTCCACCTTGTTCATCCATTCCATAAGGAATATCTTTTTGCCCAAATTTTAGTGGGGTTGAAGCATGTCCCTTAGCAGAATAATACCTAAAGTTTTTATCTTCACCTTCTAATATGTTAAGAATTTTAGACATTAGAGAGTATCTAGGTACTTATTTGTTGGTGTGTATACTTGTTTGTGTTTATTGTCTGTAACATTAGTAGGACCACTATCTTGTAAATCTAAAGTTGAACCTTTTGGGTTTTTATATGCATTTGGTTCTAAATTAGGTTGTGGTAGAGTAGTTGGTGTAGTACCATTATTCTGTTCTATTCCAGCGAATAATGTCATTATTCCACTTTTAAATTTGCTTAGTAAACTCATAATTTTTGTTTTTAGTTATAAATATTATTGTAAAGTATAATTACTGATAGACATTGTGTATCCTGCTTTATTTCCATCTATATACACATTTCCTTCTTTTTCATTAGAATTTGATTTTTTTAGTTCATCTCTTATTTCACCAAGCACAAGCTTATTAGCGGCAGCTTCTGCTTTTGCTTCTGTTTCCTTACTAGGACCCATCCAAGATAACCCTAAAGCGGTTGCAATTCCTTCTTCATCTGCTATTACCGCAAATTTAGTTAATTGAGCAGCAAATTTATCTAAAATACCACCATCTACTAAATTAGCAAATACTTCTTGAACTCTATCCATTACTTTAGCAAATCGAGCAGATGCATCTTCAGCTAATTTTCTTTGGAATACTTGTTCCCCCAATATATCTTTTATTTGATCTTCAGTTTTACCTAAAGATTTAGCTTGCTTAATAATGTCTCCTAAACTTTGTTTTTCAAGATCTCCTGCTTGTTTCCCTAGAAGTAAAGCAACTTTTCCTAATTTATTTAATTCTTCTTGTTTCCTTAAAGAATCAGCTAATTCATCAACACTTAAACCTGCTGATTTTGCTATTGCTTCTCTTTGGAATCTATTCATTTTAAGGAAATCATTATGGGTTCCTAATTGTTTTATTACTTCTTTAGTAGCTCCTGCTATATCATTATCTAAAGCTAATGATCTTGCTTTTTCAAAGTTTAATTCTTTTCCAAGGAATAACTCTGCTTCCAATTCAGAAGCAATACTATTTTCAAAATCTAATAATGAACTTGCTATTTTATCGTTTTGGGCTAACGTAAGTCCTAAATATTTAGATTGAATTACGGCGGCTGCTAATTCTTTAGTACCACCGGCAAAGCTAGCTCTGATGTTTCCTGATGTTTTTCCAACTTCTTCTAAAATACTATTATAGTCAAGAGTTACTCCTTTTTGCTCTCCCATAAGAGCAGTTTGACCTAATATTTCTTTAGAAATATCTTCCATTGATTCTCCTGTTCTTATACTCTCTCCTGTTATCCCTTTAAGGGCTTCTTGAGATAAACCAAAGTTGTCTCTTAATTTTGTAAAATCTTTAAGTAACTTACCCCCAGCTGCTCCCATTTTAGATGTAAAATCATAAGCAATACCAAATAATTTATTGGTTTCTTTAAGAGTTTGGATTATAGATTTTTGAGTTAAAAGTATAGTACTTGCACCACCTGCTATGTCGTTTGTTCTATCTTTTAAACCAACAGCTTCTTTTCGAGACATAGCAAATCCCTTTTGAAAATCTGCTATTTTTTTAGAAGCGGCAAACATTGCATCTTTAAAGAAATTAAATACTTTTACGGCAAGCATAATTCCTACTACTATAGGGCCCCCTTTCATAAAGGATTTAGCTATATTTCCAACAGCACTACCTGCTATTTTAGCTCCAATTTGAAATTTTTGAAAGCCTGTGGCTGCATTTTGGCTATTAATTCCTAATTCTTTTGCTTTTTTAACTCCTTCTCCTAATGCACCTTTTAAATTTAATCTTTCTGCTAGTTTACCAAAACCTGCTTTTTTAAGACCCTCATCTATACCATCAACACTTGCACCAACTAATCCAGTAGCCTCATCTAAGTTTTTTGTTTCTTGAGTTGCTTCTTGAATTTTAGCAATTAAATCACTATAAGTTGTACTTTCCCCTGAGAGTAAACCAAGGATTTCTTGTTGGGCGGCTTCTGTTTTTTCTAATTCTTTTCCGCTTAATACCTCACTGTCTAGTTTATTTTGAATTAAAGCAAGAGATTGCTCTAAATTACTTTTTTCTTCCTCTGCTTTTTGTTGTAGAAGTTCAAGATCACTTTTATTTAAATTATTAATTCCTTCTTGATGGAGAGATAATTTTTGGGCTAATTTAGCTAAATTATCAAATCCTCTACCTGCTCCTTTTAAACCTTCATTTGATTTTCTTATTTCTTCAACAGCATTTTTAAAACCTAAAGCTATATCACTTGCTCTTGCATTTGCCTGACCTATTAGATCAATCATTTGCTCAATAGCCGTATTAGCAGCATTGATATCTCCATTAAAGCCTTGAAATGGAGAGGCTTTCTTAGTAAGGTTTTCGTATTGTTTACTAAGTTCTTCTAAACGTTTTTTACTTTTATCTAAATCGTCGTTAAGTGCCATTCAGGAGGTTTTTCTTATAAATATCTAAAGATATCACTTTTTAGAATAGCCTCCCTTAGGTTTGCCTTTAAATTGGAATTGTTTCATTTGAGATGGATCTATTTTAGCCATATTTTTATATTTTTCTGTAGCTGAAATTAAATCATCATCTTTTTTAGATTTATTAGAATAATGTTCTTCTAATTTATGGTAAGTGAATTTTCTTAACCAAATAGGCATATTATATACTGTATAATAATCGTATCCCCCCTGCCCATAAAAGCATATTTCATGAATTTGATTAAATAAATTTTTTCTGTAAGTGGGAATGGCTTTAGAAGTCAGGCCAAAAAAAGTTAAGTCCAATTGGAATACTAACTTCTTCGTTTGACCCATCGGGAAAAAAAGTCAGATCAATGTCTGGCTGCGTGTTTCTTATTTCTTCTCTCAATGATCTCGAGTCTCGAGCTAAGAGATAATTATCGACAAATTCTCGTATGTCTTTGGATTCATAACTACCATCAACAGATAGAATTGTATATTTTAATCTAGTAGTGAGTTCAGGAGTATTTTTATTAATTTTCTTAAGTCCTGCTAACTCCCTGTCAATTTTTTTGTCATCCCCATGAGTTAATAATTTAAAGGAAACTTGGGTTTTGGCATGGGGTAATGTAAAGAAAAATTCATTTTTACCTTTAATGAATTTATTTTCATCTAAAGGTTTAGCTTCAATTAAAGATAAATCAACCGTATGTTCTTCCCCACCATATGAAAACTTATAATCTTTACCATAACCTAAAACTCTAGAAGCTACTAATAAAGCATTTTTATCTCCAGTTAATAAATCATCATAATTGATAGATGATATAATTAATGATTTTAACAATTCATCAAGAACAGTACCTTTTGAAATATAGCTTTGGTTGGTAAGGATATCTTCCTCCCTTGCTGTCATATATTTCATTTCAACTTTACCAGTAGATAAAGGGTTATCTTCAGAATACAATAGACCTTTAGAAGGTAAATCTATAATTTCTGTTGGGAACTTAAATTTTGAATCCGTTGTGGTTTGAGTTGCAACTTGGTTTTCCATATACTTTTGGTTTATTAATAACTTTAATTCGGTTATACATATATATAATGTAAAAAAGCTTGACGGGAAGGCCAAGCTCTTTTTGTTCTACGGAACGTTTTTTCTAGAAGTTTAATACACAATAATCCATACCTATTGTTAGGTCAAGAGTTTGTGCTGCTGTATCATTATCCCAATTGTATTCACCAAAACCTGCTGTTTTGATAAATGCTCCTTTAATAATCCATTCAGAAACAATATCACCAACTGGTCCTAAAACATCAATAGTTAAATCTTTTTTATAGAAATCACTATATCCATCTCTACCAGTAACTGATTCGTGGTGTAATCTTGCCCATTCCATTACTGCTTGAGCTCCAGATGGGGTGATTGGATCATAAAGTGTCATTGAGATATCATTCCACCTTAATTTACCTTTTACTTTACGGTAAGTATTAATATGGTTTAATGTAATTTCACCTTGATCAAATCCCATTCCACTAACTGATTTGATTATATAGCTAGGGAAACCATCCACATACATAATAAATCTATTTTGTACTTTGGGTTCAAATGCTGTGAAAAACATTTCGTTTGGGTCTAATACTGCCATTTTATGTTTATTTTATCTTTATTTATTTTGTTATAAATATTCTATTCCTAATTTTTTATGCTGGAAATGAAGCTCCAGTTGGAGTAACATTGAAGTCCAGTATAATAAATTCTGCTGTTTTAGTTGGTTGTAAGAATATTTGTCCTTTTAATTCATTTCTATCAATAACATCTGGTGTATTGTTTGAATCATCCATTACAACTTTAAAGGCATATAAACCTTGTTGTTGTTGAACGTTTTGTAAATACGGGTTAGTTTGAGACAAGAATGAATTTCTTGTAGCAATCGTATTTTGTTCAAATACCAACGTATCAGAGATTTGTGAAATATAATCTTTAAGAGTGATTAATAATCTTCTTACATTTACTCTATCTAATGCACTTGCTTTTTTCTGCATTGTTTTTTGTCCAAATACTACTACTCCAGAATTCGGGAAAGTACCAATTGGATTTACATTTGCAGTGTAGAGG